AGAGAAAACATAAAGCCTCTTTTCGGGGGGGGGAATTGGGGGGAAAGATGAAAAGACGTGATGATAGATTCCAGGAATTGAATGCAGAATTCAAGCTCGAGGTATTGAGTAGTCATTATCTTGGAGCGTATGATGAGGGACTGTCGGAAGACGACGACATGTACATTGAGTTACTCAATGACCCAGAGAAGTTAGAGCAGGCCTTAAAGGATGAGTTCGGATCGGGTGAAAGGTACGGTGTAAAGTACACTCTTGAATACGCTTGGGATAACTACAGGCGATATGGATACATCTAGAGCAAACACTTTTTTGCATATCGTGCAATTATTTTAATGACAGATGACAACATTTAAACATATGATACATAAAGAAACTGAAGAGAAGGGGAAAATATGAGAAAGCTACTTGAACTATTACTAACTCCAATCGTCGAAGACATAGCTGCTCACCTGGTAGATGATACTAAAGAAGGGCTCGAGCAATACATCGGGAATGTGAGCCGAGACCTATGTGCAGAGTCTGATAATCACCAGGAGCAGTTGAACGATCTTGAGGCTAAGATTGAGGAGATGAAGACCGAGATAGAGTCACTGAAGGAAGAGATTGACGACATGAAGTCTGAAGGAGTTCGACATGCTCAGTAATAACTACACATCGGTAGACGTCTTCACCAAGGAGCTTGGGTACATAAGAATTGAGGGATACATTCAAGAGGACACTAAGATCGTAGAATGCATACACCTTAAGATTGTCCAGCTTGTACATACTCAAGGTAAAGAGATTGTCATGACCAGAGATGTTGACTACGACATCCTGACAGACGAATTCCGAATCAGCCTAGAAGAGTTAGCATACAAAGAGCATATCGCAAGGATGGAAGAGCAGGATGACTGACATCAAAACAATACTAATCGCAGTCCTGGTAACACCACTGGTTTGGTTTACCATGGCTGTATTAATGTCACTTTAACTTAGGGGGAAAATTGAAAGACCTCAGAAATGAAATTGAAGAGTACGTAGATACAATAGACAAACTGAAGGAGAAGGTAAGAAAGAAAACCAATGAAGTAAACAGGCTTCGCAAAGACATGGAGCTCATGTCTAAGAGGATAACGACAAAGCTCTCAGATGCAGAGATCCTGGAGACGCTGTATGTAACGTTTAAAGAGACACCATTTACAGCAAGTCAGGCACTTGAGAAAATATCTGTTTCAACTCACCTTCGAGTGGAGATGGTGATTAGAAACGTACAGTTAAACAGCACCAGTTCGCTGGGGGTTAAGTTCATTAAGCCTATGCTGAATAAGAAAAACGGGAGACTTACTCTTAAGGAGGCTCACGTATATGCAAGTGATAGAACCCCGGAGCAGGGGACAGGCAAACTATATAAAATTAAGAAAGACTAGGGGAAATAGAACATGAAGCGATACGAATTAAGAAACGGTAAGGGTAAGGACATTGCATTTACTGGTGAGCTTATCTCAGAGGTAGACTCAAGAGACTTTAGGGTTTCACCTGGTCAGGCTGACAGGTGGACAGAGTTGAGGCTATACGAGACCAAGGGTGGTAAGTATATCTGCGAGAGCTGTGGTAGATCAGCGGTTCGAGGCGAAACAGATCGATTCAATATCAGTGTGGCTGAAACGCAAGGCGACGTCTTCAAAATGTTCCGTTCAAGCTACCTCTCAAAGGCGCTGTTCGAAGACGCTGGACTTAATGGCAACGTAAGGGAGGTTGAGTAATGTCAAAGCACTGGACGATTAAAGAACATCGAGAACTAATTAAGTCGGTACATAGAAGGACGTCTGGATTGAAAAGAAAGAGAGGGTCACCTCGACAGACGACCCCCATCTCAGTGTGGAAGCTAATAGCGGCGGACGTGAATGATGCATGCGGCAGCAATCGGTCACACTATGGATGCTCGAAGCAGTGGCATGCACTGTCAGAGGACGTTCAAACCACGATGCTGATTAATGACGTTGCTCCTGAGCAGCCAGCAGCACACCTTCACACGCCAGAAGACTTGCCCAAGGACAGACCCGACTTCGTAACAAGAAGCAAGCTTATCTGGATGGATGAAATAGTGTTTGGGAAGGGTGTCAAATACACCTTCACATTAGAGGGTGAAATCGACGGGAGGAAACTGGTTCGACTCGAGTATGATGTAGACCTTACTGAAATGAATAAGATTCAAGCTGAGCGCAGAGTCTTAATGAAGAAGCTAAACGAAGGATGGAAACTATGAAGAGACTAATGAATACGTATAACAGCCTCGAGATTTGGTGCAACGCTTGCTCCGGAGTGTCGACCCTTGCAGAGGACGGTGGTGAAGCGCAGTTCCTACAGGGCACAGCAAGCATACACCAAGAGTTCCGAAGGACTTCAGAGTATGACCTGATGGATCTGATGTCAGAATACGAAGTATACAAGGTAGACGAACCATTTGGTGCAGGCAAGGCGCTGATTCTGGGCGATAAGGTCTCGAGACTCAACAGCCTCTTCGTAGACATAGACAAACTGTCTGGAGTTGTGATTGTGCCTAAGGGCATCAAGGCTAAGGAGAGATTCGCATACGCAATTGATTACATATCCCGGATGAACATCGCGATGAGTGGAGACGGTTACCAAGTGGCACTGATGAACGGAGACGGTAAAGTCTTCGAGGTCATTGACCATGTGTCCGACATGGACGATGTCGATGAGGTCTGCAAGTATCTCGATCAGTTAGCTAAAACAATTGGGAAGGATGGAGTGAAGCAATGATCTTAGAAGCAATAGAGGCACTGTTCACGTTCTGGGGATGCGTCTTTGTCTTTAGTCTTTTCAGATAGCGAAACGAAGGGGGAAACATGAAGAATAATCTAAACCGAGGCGACACACCGATTAGCGATGGGCCGTCACCGTACTATAGAAGGGTCCACTCCAGTGAAACACCCATTCGAATAAAGGAGACTTGCTTAGCCCATCCGCAACAGTTTCGTGATTCCATTACGGTCGACAGCCTGCTTGCGTTATGCGCTCCTGTCTCGCCAACACTGGATGGGACAAGGTCCGAACTCAGAGACTTCCGTGAAGCATATAGTGAAGAATATGCTGAACGTTTGCAACACGCCCTTACTGACGATGATGCAGCCATAATTAGATCTTGTATTTTCCATGACACCTTGTATGGAAACTGGGTGGCTCAGGGTGCTCCACTGTTTGAGATTGGACCACTGATGTCCGAAGAGTTTATGAATATCTGCGAAGTCGAAGCAAATCGGGCGGTTTCGGATGGACGACCGAAAGAGGATGGCGCAAGCATGATAATAAATAAATTGTTCTCCAGGCTCCCGTTCGATATCGCCTATTTTAAGTCTAGCACTATCGGACCAGGGTTGGGCTGCTATGTAGCTAGATTCACTAAAGGCGACATGAACTATCTACTTTTCTTTGCCGACACTGGAGCAAGGCTAATCGGCTTGACCTACCATAGTTATGGAGATGAATGGTTCATGTCACATATCGACATGGGTGAACTTGCTGAGCTAAAAAGGATTCCAGGCACAAAGAACAGCGTCACCGGATTTACAAGGCACTACGACGAAACCTGGCACAAATCATCTCTAGATCTTATAGAGCATGAACGAGACTACGTATACGACTGGATGTCGACCCTTTGTGGGCTCTGCCTCTATCTGGAGGCGGTCAATAAGGACGTTGTGGATACAACCCATAAAGTAAGGGCAAATATTTTCAGCGGAAAAAAAAGCAAGGTACGAAAGGCCATCAACTCAATGATAGGTAAACAAAAGATTTGGATTGAAAGAGGTCTTGAGGAGAAGGCGAGTAGAGAGGGAATAACTACTGGACAAAAATTAAGCGCAGGACATATCCGGAGAGGCCATCTCCACACGTACTACACCGGAAAGAAGCTTGATGCTGATGGGAATCCACTACCCAAAGATGTTAGAAAGAAGACCGTGAAATGGGTAGCACCAACATGGGTCGGGCCGAGGACTCTCACAGAAGAGCCTAGAGAGTATGGAATTAGAGCTCAACAAAGTTAAGTCAATTTATTATTCCATACTTACAAACATAAGTGTAACCTACACCTACGCTTTCCCAGAACACAAGCAGGTCTCAATGAGTAAAGATGTAGTCGAGGTAGAATTCGAGCATTACCTTAACGTAATGACGGACGCCATGGACTCAGAGGACAATGTAAAGGTGGTCATATCGGCAGAAGTCGTACCGTTCGACGGGGATGAGGGCTACATAACTACCTATGGAGAGGTACAAGTCACCGACATTAAAGTTGTAGACCCAAAGTATCCAGAGCTTTCAATAGTCGAGAGCGATATAACCGCTGACGAGTACGACAGGATTGAAGACGTAGCCTACCGGCTGGTTGAGGTATCTGCTGAATACGACGGCTATTACCATTGAGACTGTCGGGTGAATACTATAACATCCAAAGATCGGGTCAGGGGCTGATGCTTGATAACCTGGATATTTCGATCCTAGCAATCACCTGCATCGTGATCTCCGTGATGTCTATCATATTTCTCGGAAACGAATAGAAGCTAAACCAAGAAAGAGTAAGCATGAATTGCCCGCTCCTATGCCTGACCTTTGTCAGCTCTATATATTCCAACAACATTCAGCACCGAGTTCAAGTATGTGAAGAGGTCGTTAGCTCTGCGGAGTCCCATGACGTGGACCCAGTGCTCGCAATAGCGGTCTCACACGTCGAGAGTGGGCTTCAGAGAGGACTTGTGTCTTCTGCTGGAGCGGTTGGACCAATGCAGGTCATGCGTCGATTCTGGTGCAGGTCTGAGCCCTGCAACCTTATTGACGCTGGAATGTATGCACTTAAATACTATGAGCTGAGATATGGTTTGGATGAATCCCTGTGTAGATACTCATCTGGTGGAGAGTGTGCTAAGTCAAAAGGACGTCGAGTCTATAGGGATAAGGTAATCAAGATGAGTGAAGTCGTCATGTCGGTTTCGGAAGGTGTTTGCGTAGATGGTTGCTAAAGTATCTAGAGAATGCGGGACTTGCACAGCTTGTTGCGAAGTGATGATTGTGCCTGAGCTCAATAAGCCTGCGAACAAGCCTTGCCAATATGCGAGCGATGGATGCAACATGTATGAGCATCGACCACCCACCTGTAAGGACTGGGACTGCCTTTGGATTAAGGGAGAGTTCAGGGAGAGGGATCGCCCTGATAAGATTGGATTCGTGTCCTGGATGATGCCCGTAGCTCTTATGCGAGACTGGAAGCATCACGTCGTTGCATTCCGAGAGATCAAGGAGGGTGCTACCGTTCTAGCTGCGGCTGAGAAGATCATAAAGAAATTTAACAAGGTCGGCATATCTGTAATCGTAATTCGAAAGGAGACCGGCAGAGCCTTCTACCCAGCTAAGGGTTTTGCGCCCACCATGAGGGCTTCGTTTGAAAAGGAGGGGATGGATTACAAGGAAAGATCCGGAGCTTTCTTTGTTGATCTCGAGTTCTGCAAGAAGGCATGGCCAGCAGACTACGCGGACGAATCTAGCCTCAAAGAGCTAATACAGATTACCTAGATCATATCTATAGATAAAAAAGATGCCTTGATAAACGTCAAGTCGTCAGCCCACTCGTATCCCAGGAACATGAATCGGGTCTCAGTAAAGCCAACATCCTCATCTGTAATAGATACTACAGACATCAGGGGAAGACCTGTCACCGCCACATCCTCCATCTCGTATGATACCCGCATCCGTATTCCGCCGCGCCTTCTAAGCCTCTCACTGGCTATAGCTCCGGCTGTTGATGCGCTTTGAACATCAGGCACAGATATGGAAACGATTGGCCTCTGTCCCCACCTGTCGTAGCTTGCTCTCGCGATCTCGGAATTAAACCTGTCGATGAGGACGTTATCTGAGTTGTCCGATGATGCACCATTGGCACCATACTGGACTCTAACCTCATTCTCTATCTCACCTAGACCAGTCTGCTGCAGCTCTGTTCTCTCGATTAAGCTAACGCCATACTCAAAGCTCATTACTGGTGCCTGGTTTACTGGAACCTCGATAGACTGTATAGCAAACTTACCGCCAGCCGAGCCAACAGCGACAGGAAACTGATTCTCGAGCCTGCTTCGGAAGATGGATTGAAGCGTCTGCCCTTCCTGCTTGGCGTTAATCACAATGTCTGCATCATACTTATTGAGAAGCGCAAGGCTGGGAGATGTCAGCACCCAGTCAATGTAATCAGCGGATGCTCGTGATGAAGACTGATACATATCGAACAAGACATTTCCAAGACCTCTTATTGCCTGACCATCAGCGCCAATCTTGCCTGTAACGCTTTCGAAGTATAGCTCATCCGGATTAAACCCGTCGAGCCGTGGCTCGTGTACCTCCTCATAGCTGGAGTCGGCATATCGAACAGGGACCGTAACATAGCTAACAGTCCCATCGAGTGCGTCTGGAGCCGTATAACCATTGACTGAACTAAATACACTTACATCATTCCATCTGGCGTTAAGCCTAAAGTCAATTTCACCTGAGTAAGAAATCGACTCGTCGCCAACTATGGCGTGGGATGCAACCGGATAAATATATGACCTCCAGTACTGTGGAGTAGTAGTATTCACCTCAACCTCGTAATAACCCAAAGGTGTGCAGGAAACATTCTTACCGGTGCCATATATTATGGGCACCACCCCATCAGACACGTTGTCACTAAAGAATAAATAAAGATTACCAGGGTTATACGTCCCATCCCCAACGGGAATTTCGAGACTCTTAAATTCATAAGCCGAGAACAATGGGGCTGACGGCGTGCCAAACAAAGAAGTGAACTCCATTGCAGGCTCAAGCACCGATATGAGCTGAGTAAATCCACCTGGCTCCACAGCGTTGAAGGTCGTCTTGTTTACGAATCTCCCGTTGTCGAAATAGTTGTTTGGCGGGTACTCGAGTAGGGATATATCTTCTTTCGGCTCGAATGAGAACTCCATGGTGTCTTCATTTAGTCCGAACCCTACAGACGCAACCTCCCCATCGAATGACTCGTATATCCTTTCTTCCTCGTCCTCAATCCAGATACGTGCCCTGCTGCCTGCAACTCGGTTAGAGTTAACAAGTATATCTCCAGGGGTAATGTCGCTCATTACCTTAACGGATGAAGACCCAGAGCTAAGTGATGATGATACAGGGTCCAGCTTAACGCCAGGCACACTTAAGCTTACAATGCTGTCCTTGAAGAAGAACTCTTCGCCTGCAATGGTTCGAGCACCAGGCTCACCTGTGGTAACACATAGCTTTCCTGAGTCCAGTTCAATAACGATGTAAGCATCAACCCTCATCCCACAACAATCCCTTGCTTAGTATGGACAACCTTAACCTGTCCGCTGCCTGGAGTGTCTATCCCACCACCAGGTACCAGCACGCCACCCTTACCAGCCTTAAACAATCCACGGATCGCTCCGTATCCAACACTCATCCTGCCTAGACTTCTATCTCTCGCAAACGCAATCGCCTCTTCCTGGAATTGAAAGTCCGTACCACTAAGCTTAGGCTGAGAGAAGCCATCGAGCTCAAACACGTCCCAAAGAACTACCGCACCGGTAGACCTGCCCTTAACTAGGTATTGCTTCTTCTCCTGCTTGTCCCTGATCTTCGCGAAGCCTTTGCTCCTCTTGTCTCTAATGAATACCTTGCGGACATTTCCTGCATCGGTGGAGAAGTAGTCTCTTATCTTACTACTAACCTCATTTGCATACTTACTCATTCCTAAACCCCTTTGGCTCATCGTCCTGCGCTAAGGCAAGCATCCATCTTCGTATAGTCTTGGCGTCATCCATGGACTTGGCTAACCCTGCGTACTTCTTCCCGATGGTGACTCGCTGCCTCTTGGAGAGTTGCTTGTTGCCTAGTATACTAAACACCTGCCTAAGGAAGTTAAACTTCTTCGTCTTCCCGTGGGGGACTCTCATTAGAGACCTGCCGATAAACTCTGATCGAGACATCTCTTCGTCGACTGCTGAGTCCATAGCCGTGAACTCGACTTGAGACCCGGCCTTATTGACTGTTACTAGAGAAAGTCCCCTCCAGAATTGGTCAGAGGCTTTAATTCTCAGCCCCCTCTGAACCTTTTTTAGGCTTGATTCAATCTCACTTCGGACTGACACGGTTCAACTCCACAATAAGGTCGGTTAACCTGGAGACGGACAAGGATGTTGCGGCAATTCTTATATTCGCAGACTTGCCACGAAACAGCCACCCATCAAACCTGGCGACCTCTACAGTTTGCTCAACGCCATAAACCCCAATAAACGGAGTTCTCTCAACATATATACTGAGCCTTGCGTCCTTGCACCACGTTCTTCTAGACTTCGTTGCGTCAAGAACTTCAGACACTATCGTCTGGTCAATTAAGCAGTTGCGCTGACAGATGGATACCTTGTCATAAACAAATATGCTCCATCCCAGCATTTTTAAAAGTAATCGTTTCATGCTAATACAACCTCCGCCAAGCCAACCTCTGAGCCTACGTCCCTAAGCAGCGACACCGCCGTATCGACTTCGTCATTCTGTCCTCGAATCCATACTCCTGAATACCCGACAACTCTCTCCATTGAGTCGTCCAGCCCACCAACCTCAATAAAGATCTCGGAATCGGAGAGGATCTGAAGTAGTAACCTAAGCATAGCCCATGTCTTTACTGATCCATCGGCTACAAGATTATAAGTAACAAATGTTCCTATCTTTGGGACTCTGTCTGGGCCTATGGGAGACTTAGGTATCTTGGTGGAGCGTGAAACGTGGGACGAGTAAAGCTTTGCTGTGGAGTCAAGCTCTCCAATCGCATTCTTCATGTCAGCTCTAAAGATAGAGGGACCGTCAATGCCCGCATCGAAAATCTTTCCGATGTCGTTATACGATATGTCAGCACGAGTGATGACGGCAGCGGGGTTATACCTAGCCGCCAACTCTAGCCCCTGATCCTTAGCCATCGCATCCACCTTAGAGCTCACGGACCTAGACTCACGCTCTGCTGCATCAACTTCAGACTGGGTAACGTCAAGCTTTCCAAGAGCATATCTCCTCAAGAAGGATCTCTGAAGCATAAGGTCCTGGAGATCTCTCCGTGCCTTATCCTGAGACTCATCCTCTTGCACTTCCGGACCATCAGACATCCAGGAGTCCACGGTGTCCTCTGGCTCTACTTCCTTGGGTGCCCGAACGAATACCAAATAGCAGCAGCAGTTTGTCTTGCATACCGTATCTCCATTCCCAGGCAGTGTGGGCAGCGTTGCTCGAGTGAACGGGCTTGATGCACTTAATGCCGGACAATCAACACAATGGTCGCACGCCCCCAGCCTCCAGAAGATCTTCTCGCCACCGATTCCTCCGAACACAGAGCCAGCGTTGTACGCACCCTTCAGAGCCTGACCATACATGTTGGTCCGAGCCCCAACGCCCATCGCGCCCTTGCGGTCTGTATCGCCTGCCGCATACTGACCAGCGAATTGATTGGCGAACGCGGACTGCTTTTCCATCATCATCCTGAATATTGGGCTGCCCTCAAGGATCTTTCCCTGTGTCAGGGTGGACGCATCCTGTCTCCCGCGATTTCCGTACCCCTTCCTAAAGCTTCTCACCATAGCGTCACCAAGAGACTTCGTCCAAGACACCTGTAGCGCAGCCAGTATTGATGCAACCCTCTGGGGTCTATTTGCAGCAGACGAGCCCAGCTTCTCGAGCTCTTGGTCAAACTCGGATAAAGCAAAATACCATTCGGAGTTGAACACATCTCTGATGCTGCCAATCTCCTCGTTAGCTCGAACGGTATTCTCAACCAATGGAGTGGGAGAAGATGCGGCATTACGAAGGAGTCCTGACAGGTAAGATACCGCCACGTCTGCCCTAGTGAGCCTATTCTTCCCCATATACACCCTCAACTGACTCCGCTAGGTCTTTGAGAAGTTGCTTGACTCCAAACTCCTGATCCCTTAAATCCGCCAGTCTATCAGAAGACTCTTGAACCTCTCTGGTTGCAGCCAGGCTCATGACCTCCTCATCACTTAGACCGAGCGCCTCCTTAAGCACGAACTTAAAGTCCATCCCTAGGTCATTGGCTAGAATTCTAGCAGTCTGTGCTCGAACATAGTTGGTGTCTGCCTTCATCTTCTCATCGAAAGAGCTGACTCTCGGCATTCTAATCTTGTATTTTATCGATGGCTTAACACCGGCTGCCGCTAACGCTCTCTGAATAACAGTGTGCATCAGATGAACAACTTCCTGCTGCTTACGGCGCACGGTTCTAGCAAACTGAAGACCCTGCTGCTCGAGTGTTGATCGAGCATTAACATTCTTCTCAAAGCCGCAGAGTGCAGCGGGAACGCCGGTCACAATAAAGAACTTGTCCTGCATGAATCTAAGCATATCAATGATTTGTCTTAAGTCTGCGGGTGGATCATTGTGGAAGCTCGGCTTTTCAGCGCCCTCTCGGTACGGGTAGACAAGATCATCCATTGCGATAAGCGAGGTGATTCGTCTTCTCATCTTTCCGTCTCGGTCAAAAACCTGCTGACTCCACTGTCCAGACTTGAGGTTCTCAAGGAAGTCATCAACCTGATCCGGTCTAATATTGGAGGGCATCGGGTATGTAACAGACTTACGGGCGGCAGCCTGAAGAATGGAGAGAAGGCTCAACACATCCTCCGCAGCCTCACTCTGACGCCAAAGCTTTCTAGCTGTCGCGTACATGCTTCGCCCGTATCGACGCCCTCGGGACTTGTCGGGTGCATAGTGAACCACCTGAACTGGTGCCAGTGTAACTGTATCTCCATTGTTGTAGGTTGTTGGCGTCATCCTACTTTTGTAACCGACGATCTGAGAGTATGTGTTGACAACAACATCCGTAGACATAGGAATTAAAGGTCTCTCTGCTACCAGCGAAGAGCTTGAGAAGATCAGCTCTGTAAAACTGTCACCAAGAAGAGTGCCCTCCTTGAAGATGTGGACAAAGAAGTCCGTGCCGCCTACAGCCGCCAGTGCAGAGTTTACGATGTCCTTATATGGTTCGTCCGCATCTTCCTCAAACTGAATGTTGACCCCATCAACCGAATCCCCACCAAAAACAAAGTCGGTCAAAACCTGAAGAGCCGTCGCCATCTCAGGAACCTCGTCCCTAATCTCCCTGAAATCTAGATACCTAGAGCCTCGAGACCGATCATACGCCTCTTGATTCAAAGCCTTCATCTGATTAGACATCCGGCGAGCGCGCCTCTCCGCAGCAGACCCAGCGGTCGTCCCATTCAAGTCGACACCAGTAGCCCCGTACTCTGATGCGACCACTTCGGGGGCACCCTTAAACATTCGCATCATTCTATCGGAAAGCCTGCGTGCAAGCATGCTGTCGGGCTCAAACTTCTTAGCCATGAGGGATAACTCCGGATTGTTTAATGCTATTTTAAACCAACCGCGTCACTTTGTCGACACAAGTCGCAGCATCCTTTTGCGAGGAAAGAGGTATTCTGCAGAGTTGTACTGAGAGATCCTTCTAAGAGCCTGGCTTGCGGCGTCCACCTGGTCATCGTTTCGACCCAGGGGGAATTGAAGGAGCTCAGTAAGGAAATCCTGTAGAAAAGCGGACTTCTTGTGGAGAACAACCTGCCCAGCCTCGAACAGTGGAGAGACTGCGCTGAACCTTGCAACCTTGCTGCCCTCTGGTCTGACTGGTATGATACCGTTTAGGCTTCTCTTCAGCGTGTCAATGATCGCCGGACCATTCGCAGCGTCCTCTATCAGGATCTCTGTACAGTCAGGGTGCCTTCTCGAGAGTCGCTCAATCGCAGCGATGGTCTGAGTGAACCCCCACCTTCCGCGCTCCTGGTCCAGAAGGTAATACTTGTTGTCCTTAGCTCCCCATACCTGTCCGCACACGAACGATCCTGGTCCAGCTTTAAATGCGGTGTCCCAGCTTTGAATAACCCTGTCGAACTTTTCCGGCAGATCATCACAGTATTCAATCCAGGACTGGCTAACCATTCCGCCGTCTTGAGGAACGGGTCTCTGCTGAAGCTGAGCAGAGCTCGCAAAGGTACCCAGACTTTTCTTAAGTATGTCGATATCGTCACGGCTGAACCGGTCAGGCCATAAAAGCTCGCCGTCCTTCTTTCTGGGGTCTCTCCAACCTATTGATGTCTTAGCCGTTGATCCGTCGTACTCAGCTGGCAAGGTAAGCTTTTCGTATCCTCCGAGATCTTCCAGATGCCCGCAAAGATCACCAAAGTGCACACGCTGACCAATGACAATTCTTCTGGCTGTTTTTGGATCATTGCCGCGAGTGGACATGGTTTGATCCCACCAGTCTATGACAGCATCTCTACCCTTCTCGGACTGAGAGTCCAGCACCTTATGTGGGTCGTCCACCTGGATGAAGTCACCACCTTCACCTGTCGCTGCACCGAGGACGGTGGTGGCGACCCGGACGCCACCACCAGTCAACTCGAACCTTGCCTTCTGATTCTGGTCCGGAGCGATATCACACTCAGGAAACCTTAACCGAAACCAAGGGGTCTGCATTACACGTCTGGTCTTTACGGAGTCTCGTACCGCAAGACCATGAGAGTACGATGAGCACAACCATTTGGTGGACGGGTCGTTGATCCAGGTCCACAAAGGGAAGAATACGCTGCATAGCGTGCTCTTACAGTGTCTTGGCGGCATGTTAATCACCAGGTTCCGAATGTCTCCACGCTGGCACGCCTCAAGGTGCTCGCAAATGGCATGAAGGTGCCATCCATCAATGAACTGATTGTCGCCCTCAACGAGATGCCATGCGGACTCCATGAAACTATGAAGGCTCCCCTGAAGATTCTCTCTCGCAAGATTGAGTATCGCCTGAAGTTCATCGTCCCTAATGTTATGCGGGTTTAAGTCCTGCGTCACTTACAAGCCTCGCTATGTCGTTCTTAGACATTTCCTTAACGTTGATAGCTCCGCCACCCTTGCCAGTCAACTCAAGTCTTGTATTCACTGACGTGCCATAAAGCTGCATAAGCATCCCTACAGCCTTAAGCTGAAGATCCAAGCGTCCCTCTTTGGCTGCATTGGCAGTGATGAGCTTAAGCATTCGCTCATGCTCTTTACGTCTTTCAGATGTGGTCCTACCATCCTCTTCAAGAGCGTTCTCTCGCCACCTCTTAAATGCTGCAGAGATGTATCGTGTCGCGGTACGCTTAGATACATCATACTTCTGCGCCAGAACCTTCTGGGCCTGCCGATTGGTCAGCCCTTGGAGAAGCAGAAGCTCTGCCTGGTCAACCCTTGACTCCATCTGTTCTTTAGTAGATCTTTTTTCAGCCATAACATACTCCTCAAGGCAGTATATCAATAACCGCGTCAGTAAGAAACCAATTCGTAGAACCGCTGCTTGGGTCTATCAAACATCACGTTCACCTTACCCGTTCGACCGTGCCTATGCTTTTGCACTATGATGGTCCCCTCAACCGTCTCATGCCCATCACTCCACTCACTCTCAACATGCTCTGGATACGCTATCTTTAGGATGCCTGTTGCATCATGCTCTACCGCTCTAGACTCACGAATCTGCCCGCCATCGTTGAGTTGGCTTAACGCGATTACAGGTATTTCGTTAGTTCTTGCTATCGCAACAAGGCTGCTGGATATCTCAGCGACCTCTCGCTCTCTGGAGTAGGTAGAGTCTGTCCTCAGAAGCTGTAGATAATCAATGATCACCATGTCGCACTTACCTAGCTTTACCTGCTGCCTTACTGCTGCACCCAGTTGATATAGACTTAATGACGGCTGATCGAGTATCAGGAAATTACCTGACGCAGAATATATTCTGCCTGCGGAGTGCTGCAGGCTATCAATTTGATCAGACGAAAGGTGTCCAGATTCTATCAGGTTTCCTGCGATCCCAGATTCAGAGCTCACTATCCTTCTCATGAGATCAACGTGAGACATCTCGAGAGAACAGTACATCACCTTCGTGTCTCTAACTGCAGCATCAAATCCAATATTAACGCCCAGAACACTCTTCCCGCGCCCCGTGCCAGCACCAAGAACATAGAGCCCTCCGGGTCTGAATCCACCGAGTATCTTATCTAGCCCCTGGATTCCTGACGAGATCCCCGGTGGCTTATTCTTTTCCGCCTCAGGTCTTTCAAATGCAGCCTGAGCAAGCCCTATCACAGACTGAAGCGAGTCTTTGGCGGAGAAAAGTCTCTGCTCAGGAGTCAGGTCGTCCATATCAAGTAGACGCCCTATAGCAGTCTGCCTTGCTTCATATGCGCTGGAAGCGTCCTTAGCGAGAACAACAGCTTCAGATACTGCTTGAACGACACGTCTCTGCTGCGTTGACTCGCGCAGACTCTGACACATTTTCCCGAACGTGGAAGCTACCATCACATACTCGGAACTCATGTTCATCAGGTAATCAAACTTAACCGGAGTCGTTGTCGACTGAAGCGAATGATACACGCTTATCTGATCCACATCGTTTCCGGACATGAATAAATCGCATACAACCTTGTGAACATTTTGATGGACTTGGCTGGTCCAACAGTCAGCAGACAAGCTGACAAACTCCGTCAAATCAGCCCCTTGAAGGCAAGAAGAAATAATCTGCCCTTCAAGATCCTCGTGCATTGAAAACAACCCAACCTCCCTATTAATAAGTAACCAGACTCAAAAACACTATTCTAATAAAATTGATAAATAAACCTTTATTTTAAAAAACTTTTCATGCATGATGACCAAGGATTAAGAAAGGAGTCAAATAATGACTGACCAAATATCTAGAAGAATTAAGATTCGAATCATGGCAATGGGCTGTTCGAGTCTTAAGAGTTTTGTTGAGGAGTATAAGTTGAACGGTGGCGTAAGACCATACTCTTGGTGGAGAAATCTTTCGGAGGGGAGTCCGTACTCATCTCTTATTGAGGCCAGTGAGTGCCTGGGTGTCTCTGTTGATGCATTAATAGGAAGGTCTTCAGATTCGGACAGCGTCTTAATTAGAGAAGGCGTTCCTGGTGGCAGGGTAAACCTTAATGAGTGATAGAGCTGCACCGCCCAAGGACTCCATCGGGGGAACGACGGCAGCACAAGTCCTGGGTCATAGTAAGTATGGCAACAGGCATGCTGCATATCGTAAGATAGTTTCTGCGTTGGACGGGAATCCCATCAGCATCCCAGTGAACTTTAACATGCACCGTGGGCTGCTTGCTGAAGATAAGATTGTCGATATGGTTAAAGAGGACTTTGAGTCTTCCACGGGTATGCGTATCGCAGAGTTGTTTGGCAGCGGCGTTGTTAGGCATAAGGATTTTCCTTTTATACATGCGACAGTGGACAGGGTCGTCTTTGATAAGTCTGGGAAGATACGCGGAATCGTTGAGGTGAAGAGCTGCGACAACACCTGGGCGAGCTTTGATTGGGAACGAAAGGATTACCGATGCCAGTTGGAGCACTATGACTGCATATTTAAATCTGCATATGAGTCGGAGATCTCCGAGCATGGTCTTGATCATAACTACCTGCTTGTGGCAACAGGCGATGAGCATACGTGGAGAACGTTTGTGAGAATGATTGAGTCCGGTGAAGACCCTAGTGTGCTGAAGCCCATCATGGGCGTCGAGTATCGCAAGGTTGACTTTAGCGGAAGCTATAAAGACGAAAGCCTTCCTAGGCTCGTAGACTTCTGGACGAAGAATGTTGAGCCCAGAGTTATGCCTGATGTTGATGGGACCGATGGGTGCAAGGTCAACATTATGGAGGCTAACCCTGAGCGATCTGGCGGAAGGGTGGTGTCCGGTTCGGACCCTGAGTATGTTCAAGTCTCCACTATCATTGAGGGCAGGGCTAGGCTTAAGGCAAAATTAAAGGATCTGTCGGAGGAAGAGCGTGGGCTTAAAGAAGAGATAAGGCTCATGGACAACCACCTTAGATTTATTGTGGGTAGGAACAAGTGGATGGAGTCTGACTCGTTCAAGGTTACCGTGTCCAAAAGGGACGGTAGAAAGAAGTTCGATAAAGATCAATTCATGAGTGATAACCCAGGGCTTTACGAGAAGTATCAATCCGAAGGGGACGGATATGAAGCTTTGAAGGTTACACTGAAATAAAAAACGAAAGAGGACGAAATGTTAGCAAAGAAAGTATGGGAATCGTTTAGGTCTAAGCGAGTATTTGAGAATGGATACATAGAGAAGAAGGGTCGATATAGTTACCTTGCGTGGCATGCTGCACAGGAAATACTTAACGACGACTTTCCGGATAACACTGTAGAGTTCTCAATGTATAAGCACCCAAGCGGGTATGAGACCTGTGCCATGTATTACCCTGACGGAACGGCAGAGGTAAACTGCACCATCACGATTAGGGAGGACGGCGAGTCCTTTAGCAGGAGCATGTTTCTCCCTGTTAAGGATCACAAGCATAAGTCTATTGTTAACCCAAACTCTATGGCAATAAACACTGCAAAGCAGCGGTGTGTTGTTAAATGCTTGGCGATGATGGGGCTTGGTCTGCATGTATATATGGGCGCAGAAGATGATCCAGAATACGTAATGACTGGGCTGGATAAGGTTAGAGGATTCTGCTCTGAGTTGTCCGTGTCTGAAGACAAGCTTAACCAGTATGTCAAATCAGTGGCGAACGGGAGTTCTATCTACGAGATTGCTGACAGAGAAAATGGCGACATCGATTCGCTTCTCCTTTACCTCAAAGACAAGGTAGAGGAAATAAATAATCAAGAAAACAACAAGCTGGAAGACCAGCAGTAAGGAGAAGATGCTATGTGGCATTCGACGATAATTGGAAACGTGGGCGATAATGGGGAATTGAAGACTGTTGGAGATGGAAAGCAGGTCTTAAGCTTCAATGTCGGGATTAAGACCGGCAGAGAAAACACAGAGTGGGCACAAGTTAGCGTGTGGGGCAACTACGGCGCGGCTATTGCGGAGTCTGTAAAGAAGGGTGCTCGAGTCACTGTTGTGGGACGAGTGACCGGTGTAGATGCATATCAAAAGAGGGACGGCGGATTCGGCAAGTCTGTGAAGATGACGGCTGACTCAGTTGAAATACATAGAAGTCGGGACGAGTCTCAGTCTCAGCAGTCTATGTCAATGCAGAAGAGGCAGCCTCAACAGCAACGGCAGGCTCCTCAGTCACAGCAGCAGTGGGGATCAACTCCACAGCAGCAGCCTTCACCTAGCCAGGGACAGTGGGGTTCTCAGCCTCAACAACAACAGCAGCAGCCAAACGGTGGTCAGCAGCAGTGGGGGTCTGCCCCGTCCAATGGTAGTGACCCGATTCCATTCTAATGAATATAATTGGGATTGACCCAGGGAAAAGCGGCGCTGTTGTCTCTATGAACTTAGAGACGCACGCCGTTTCCTCTAAACAAATAACGCCTATGGTCAAGGTGGGTAAGAGCAGGCAAGAGTACGACATCCAGGGTATGTCAGACATTCTTAAGTCTCTATCTAGGAATGGCGGCAAGGTCTTTATCGAAAGGCAGCAGGCTAGACCTGGTCAAGGTGTCAGCTCTATGTTTACAACGGGTATGGGCTACGGGTTGTGGCTTGGCATATGTGGTGGACTAGAGATACCGATTGAGGTGGTCAGCCCGATTTCATGGACAAGGGAAATGCTGCGTGGAGTTCCAGGTGAAGGCAAGGGCAGGAACATACTCGGAGCAAAAAGGCTTTTCCCTTCAGAGGATCTGCGTAAAAGTGATAGAGCTCGAGTCGCCCATGATGGTATATGTGACGCACTGTTAATTTGCGAATACGGATGGAGACTTAGCTCGTGAAGTGGTTCATTACTCAAGAAATCGGAGACCTTAGTCAGAGACTAGTTGATGCGGGCGAGACGGTTCTATCTACACCGGATACTCAAAGAAACCCCGATGACCCTGATATGGAAGAGCCCAAGGACTACAACCTTAGAAGCATCATCACTAGCCTAGAAGAAACTCCAGACGTGATAATATTTGGTAACATTAATCAGCCTCCCTTCTATGCTAAGGGATTTGCAAAGCTCTTCCACAGGAAGGGCGGCAAAGTATTAATGGGTGGAAATGATAACGATCCAACGGGAATATTTTACAATAACAACAGAATGGTTCGATGCACCATGACGACCAAGCAGATCTCTGTCTACCTCACCAACGACGTCTCAGTTAAAAGAAAACTTCCCAGGAACACGCGAGTGTTTGACCTAAACGGGGATATTGAGTCCCTGATACAAGCAGCCCATGACACCCTCAACACAGTAGGCATGGGCAAGCTGTATGTTTAGATGGGCAGAGGATGTTCTGATCCTGAACTCTGCCACTGCGCTGCTCTTTATAATCCTTGTTTTTTGTGCCATATTCATTCAAACAGAATTCAAGGTTGAAGACGTATGTTCCCGATTTTCTTTGAGAACTCCAAGGTTCCATCACTACTATCTAAGATCGCGCCTTTTAAGGTGGGTGGATTTTCCTTTCTAATTTTCGTCTGGTGCCGTGGGATCGCGAGCCCAACACTTAGAAGGCATGAAATTACTCACTTTCTCCAGCAAAAGGAGTGTCTTTTTCTTCTGCAGTGGATCATGTACGGATTAGGCTGGGTTATACTCCTAGCTTATCATCGAGACACCTACCTTGCCTACCGAATGTCGCCTTTCGAAATCGAGGCATATGACAATCAGCATGACCCCACATACAACACCCAAGCAAGAAAACCTTATGCATGGATTAAGTGCATCCCCAAGTCATTTGAAAGGATTAAAAATGCCTAGAATACAGATCAATACCGACGATATGAGACTACAAAGGCTCGAGGAGATTGGAGAGCAACTTACGAAGAGTAATCCAGAGACCAGTATCTCTATCAAGAGAAGCACTGCCTTTGACTACCTGATTGATGCCATAGTAAATGCTAATCAAACCATGAACGCTCAGAAGGCGGACATAAACAGGCTGCAGTCCCTAGTCAAGGATGGCGAGAAGTCAGAGGTTCTCCAGAAGAAGCTTGATGACCTAACTGAGGAGCATGAGAAAACTCAGTACAAGCTGAACGGATGCAGGAATGACTGTCACAGGTTAGAGCGTGGAGCCACAGGCATGATGGAGACAATCTCATTTCTTGTAGATAGGCTTCGAGGTCTCGAGCTATGAGTGAGGTTTCATTCCGATGGGGGTTCGTAGGGATAGGTCAGGGTGGATGCAGAATTGCTCAGTCATTTTATTCCCTGGGATACAAGGACTGTGTATTTATAAACACTGCCAATGTGGACCTAGCTGGACTTGATGTTCCGTCGGAGCTAAAGCTGCTAATTGGTGGACACGGTGACGGAGCAGGTAAGGACCCGTCTATAGCTGAAGAGGCAGCATCCAATCAAAGGGAGGAAATAGGTGACGCAATTAAGGCTTTATCTGATTGTGACCAGGTGTTCATATGCACTGGTGCGGGCGGGGGAACTGGTTCAGGTGCAGCCTTGCCTGTTCTTGAGATAGCGAAGATGTGTCTACCATCCATTCCTGTTGGACTGATATCCTCCATGCCTGCAAAGCAAGAGCTGGTTTCAGATGCAACCAGAAAGAATGCGAAAAATCTTCTCAACGTATGCTGCGACTTGGCTGATTCGGGGGAACTGTCCCCGTTCATTGTTATGGATAACGAGCTAGTTAAGAAGAGGGTTAGACCGAGATCATTAAGGACTCTATGGATCGACGGTAATCTTGCGTTCGCCAACATACTTCACAAAATCAACAGGCTATCTGCGACCCCAACAATGCTGGTTAGCTTGGATAAGGCTGATCTTAAGACGCTTATGTTTAGAAGCGGAACCCTCTTTGTAGGGTCTCGAGAAATCAACAATCCTGAAGACAGGGTTCTAGTTGAAAAGCACCTCAATATAGCGTTCACCGCTGGCACTGTGCTTCATTCTGATTCTCCGCTTAAAGAGTCGGACTGTGCTCTGGTTCTTACTATGCCGAGCAGGATTCTGGATGGTGACGTTAGGTTCTTTGACCTCTTTACCGGGGTGGTAAACAAGTACCTGACCACTATGCCAAACTCTTATATTCACCGGGGGATATACGAAGACGAGTCTAGACCTGCGATTCGTGCTACAGTCCTGAGCATTGGAGACAAGTCTCCACGAAGTAAGATTGTGGCTAGGCTCAAGTAGCTACTTTATCTCAACGAGATCCCCGTACTTCATTACGAGCCGCCCAATCTCAGACATAACCTCGTTGGCAACATCGGTATCATAGATTATAACCCTATGTATGGCAGGTTTAGGATCGTCCTCACACCAGGTCGATTCAGCCCCGTCGCCCTCTTCATCCACAAACGCCATCACAAGATCGTCTTTGAGACCTAGCGCATCAATGGTGTCCATCTCTGGACCATCGAGAAGAGACGATATTGCTTCAGCTAGTTTATCTGAATCCCATGTAGAAAGCTCCGCCGTCTTGTTGTCCACCAAGGCAAAGGCCTTTGCCTGCTCATCGGTCCCATCCCATTCAACACAAGCGACACTGTCCCAGCCAAGGGCTTTGGCGGCTGTTACGCGCCCAGACCCGGCTACGCAGGTGAACGTATAGCTGCTAGTCTTTCTTACCAGCACAGGGAACACCTGCCCGTACTGAAGAAGACTTAGCTTAATCCCTTCAATGGATTCCTTTCCATGCCTCCTCGCGTTGTCCGGGTCGGCAACTATTTGATCCAGAGGCTTTAGCATCGGAATAAGATCCTTGTGAACATTCCCCTTGTTTTTCATTTTCCGTCCCTTTTAACTGTTGAGGTACCTACGTAGGAGCAGGCATGAAAAGAATTAGACCCATCACGAAGCAGGAAGTCCAAGAAATTCTAGACAGAAATAGGGAGGTCTCGGAATTTGTTCAGAAGAAGATTGGTCCCACCACCTGGAAAGAGCTTCTAGAGGAGTACGGAATGACTCAATCAAGTATGAATAATGCTCTGTCAAAGGGTGGGCTGCTTTCTCCCATGAACAGGGGTCCCGTAAGGAGGTCAAAAATGAGCAGCTTCGATGTCCTAAAGTCCATGACTGAGACACTGTGGATGAGAAGTGGTGATCAGTACGGAGAGATAATAAAGGAGGCTGCAGAAGACATCTTGGCTAAGCAAGATCTCTAACTGCAACAATCTTTGCGTCATTCTCCATGGTGCCATTATAGGAGCCTACGCCGTCAATAATCCCCCCGGCTCCAGGTGAGTCTCCGTCGCCCATCCTCCACCATGAAACAAGGTCTGAATGGCGAGAGAAGGACAGCATGTCTAATGGTCGGCCCTGGTTATACACTTCTAATGCCTCCGAAGGGTTGACCTCAAAATTATAAACAACGCATTCCGTGATATACTTTTCAAACTCGTTGCCAATGCCTCCAGCAGCATTAGCCCCAATTCTAACAGGGCTTGATGTGGACTGAAGCCCTGTATAGGGTGACGGATTACTCCTGGATACGGATTGGGTCTGCCCGTTAACGTAAACGCTTATACCGTTCTGACTCTTGGAGCCATCATAAGTCATCATTACATGGGACCACTCACCTGGAGGAAGTAGTCCAGAGCTCTGAGTGAAGGCACGTATAGCAGCTAGGTTACTGCCGCTTCCATCGTAAATAAACGCCTGAATCTCGCCCTGGTCATGAACCAGGAGCCAGTTGGATGGTACACCGTTTCCGCTGTTTTTTGATAGGATCGCGCCTTGATCATTCGAAGAGGTTGTCTGAACCCACGCACTGATAGAAAAGGGTCTATCGTTCCCAGCCCCATCCGTAAAGTTGAATACTGGATGGTCCCCCACCTCGACATAATCTTCAGTCCCATCCATCTCGATCACTAGCTTGCGGGATCTTCCGACACCGGGACCTCGATACGTGGGATCATCTTTACCAAAAGACATAAGTAATTCCTAAAGCAGTATGCCAAGAAGTATACCAGAAACGAGCCCGATAGAGACCGTTAAAATCTTATCCTTTAATTCAAGGGATGATTGGTTTCTTTGTATCTCGCTTTTAAGAAGGTCTTCTCTTGCGAGGTAGAGCTTCATTCGTATGTCTATATCCCTTAGGCACTTATCCCTTTCCGCCATGAGCGTTGGGACGGCAACCCTCTTGCACTCCAGAGCAGACCTAAGTTTTACCTCTGGAACAAGGATGCCTGAGCATGGTGACTGAATGGGTATGGATGATTTACATTCTTCAGAATTCGCTGTCGAACTCAGAAGCAAGACTAGAACCAGAGAGGTCATCAATTCTTTCCTTCTCATGCTCTATCTCCTTTATCGTCTCTTCGAATTCCTCGTTCGAATCAGAGAGTTCCTCCTCAAAGGGGAGCGAAAGTTTCTCGAGCTCATCAGAAATGCCAATGTCTCGTGTTTTCTTAGATGCAAAATACCGATATATGAATCCGAATATTAGGACATACGAAAGTATCTCAAGCGTCTTCCTTAGTGTCTTCCTTACCTGATCCATCCTCGAGCTCCTTGATATCCACCTTGGCTTTGGATGATAGCATTCTCTTGATTAGAGCAACAGTGAAGGCAGACATTGCACCACAAGCAGCGCCGAGTCCAGCACCATGAGCAGTGGGCTCCATTCCAAATCCAACACCACACCCTATGATGATTGCAGATATTCTCAGAACTGCATCAGAGATGTGCTTGGGTAGCCTGTTTTTGCAGATTGGTTTGATTGCTTGGACTACGCCCCAGCTAACGAACGAGCAAACAAGAACGTGCTTGATGTCGAGCAACTTAATCAGATCTTCCACGGATTGCCTCCTTGAGTCTTGGCATGCCTCGCTTGACTTCAGAGAGATCCTCCTCCACCTTTCTCAGCGAGACCTGGTTTTCTTTGGTGATCAGCATGAGCGAATCAATCTTATCCTCGAGACGTTCAACCCTAGACTTGGTATCCTCTGACCGCTGATGGGCGGACTCAGCCTTAGCCTCAACATCCTTAACCATGACGGTCACCGCAACAATCGAAGCAGCAACCGAGAGCGCCATGGGCACCCAGATTGAAGCAGCGGATATGTCGGTAGAATTATTATTATCTTGATGGCTACTCATACAAACTCCATTATAGCCAATATACTGGAGACATTAAACAATTTATACCCATCGATGCAGCATGCCTATATCGATCATGGCTTAGGAGATTCCGGAATGATAGTGACTGTTATAATCCCATACAACGTGTCAAGGGGATACCTTGGCGAAGCTGTAGATAGCGTTAAGTCTCAGACATACGAAAATGTGGAGCTAATCATAGAGAAAGGTGACTGCGTTTGGCCGGTATCTGCAAATAAGGCTATTCGAAAATGCAAGGGCGGCTTGATAAAAATTCTTTCAGAAGACGATCTACTAACGCCTACAAGTGTAGAAAGTGCGGTTGAGTATTTTTCAACCAACGATGCGGACTTCATACACTCCAACGCAATAAATTTCCATAAAAATGGACGTGAAGAATACTGGAATCCTTCAGAACAAAAGTATCCAGGGTCGCCCCATCCAACACTTGAGCGAAATCTTGAGAAAAACAGTATCCACGGTGGAACTGTTACGTACAGAAAAAAGTGTTTTGATGAAAGGCTTTTTGATGAAACGCTTTGGACCGGAGAGGAATGGGAGTTTCACCTTTGGTTACAGAAAAGCGGATATAAACTTGGATATTTAAATGAGTTTACGACCAGATGCAGAAGGCATCCTAATCAGAAGTCTCTTGGATCCCAGTCAAGACAAAAAGACAGACAAAAAGAATTCAGCAGAATAAGAGCTAAATTCAAATAGTTCACCAAGGATATTAAAGTCTTGGATCTTAATTACCGTATGTAATCAAAGCTTGTCCCAGTCAGTGCCTAGTACGATCTCATTTGTATGAGATCTTCGATCCATTGCCCCTCCAAGACTCCTGCTGCTGGCGTCCCATATCGTATTTCTAATATTTAAGACCTTAAAGTCCCCACTTGAGTGTCGTAACACGTATAAACTGATGCCGTTCTCTTGAGCATGCTTTGCGACAAATATATCACTCATATTTATATGTTTAAACATCTTAAGAGATGGAGTGAACGTATCCAAACCAAACGCCATACAGCCAGTCCCGCCGACGTTGACCCTTCGCGTTCTTTGAACGTGCCCCTTGCATGGGAAGGTGGTCTTTCCTCTTGACGAATGGTACTCGCCAGCATTTTTATGAATCAATGCTCCATGGTAGCTAACAATTTTTCCAATGTGCTCATCTTTAAGAAGTCTTATTGTTCGACTTGTGTACCATTCTGGATAGATTATGTCGTCGTCGCAGGTAAAGACGAATCCATTTATTCCATATGTATCCTTCATCTCCTCGGAGCAGAAGTAGAACTTTCCGACATCGCCAAGGTCTCCATGCTTCCCAGATGAAGACGTCTCGTACTCTACCTTATTAACACTCTTAGCCCACATCGGAACTTCACTCTCTTCATAATTGTTGAAGTAAATAAAGAGCCTATCGACCTGGGGAAGAAGGCTTTCACAGACGAGCTTTAATTCTTTCTTTCGAGAGGGAATCGTTGCAAGACACGCGACCACTTCATTCATCTACATTTCTCCCATTCAAAACGACGAGTCGATGAGGGGAGAGGTCGTCTTGGTGATATATTGTTTCGTCGTGCCACATGCTCTCATACTTCTTCCTCAACTCAGACCCAAACCCAGTCTCCTTATTATGAGTCAACTGATCCCCGTGCTGGCGGTATAGGTAGGAGTAGGCTCGATACATGCTTAGGTGCCCTCCTAGCTTCTGAGCTCGGTAGAACATGTCGCTATCTGCGGAGCACGGCCACTGACGAAACATGCCCAGCCTCTCTATCATGTTCCTTGAGTAAGCGTAACATCCGCCCAGAGGATGTATGGACCTCTTGAGCCTTCGTCCTGAAGCATCAATCTTGCAACTATATGTATTTACGATAGAGTTATAATTGTGGAACGACCTGAGGATGTCCCTAGACCGAGACGGAGTCCACATGTCATCCACGCCACAGAAAGAAACTGAATCAGAATCAAGAAGACTGAGCCCTACGTTTTGAGCACAATATGATCCAGAGTTCTTATCCAGCATCGCAATAGTAAAGTTGCTTCTGGCTTTAGAATCATAGAAGCACTCCTTGGCAATTTTAAGGGCATCTTTATCCCCATCAACAACCAAGATGATTTGATTCAATGAAGACCACTGGGATGTCAGGCTGTATATGCAATCCCGAATGTATCCATGGTGTCCATAGATCGGGACAACTACAGCCAGGGTCTTTATGGGTGACACTGCAATCAATTTGTCCTCTTAACTATAGCCACTTCCTTCATGGGAAAGTCAGGCACCGCCACATTGACAACATCAAAACCCTCCGGAACCACTATGGGTCTATAGAAGCAATGCCTAGCAAGCCTCACCCCATCCATTAACCTGTTCCAATAACTAAAGACTCCAACGCTACCAATGTTGCTAAAGAACGTACTCATAACTTCATTGTGAGCATCGTCACTATTAAGGTGAAAGAGCACGTCCATCATAATCACCATATCCATAGGATCAAAGAATCCCTGAATGTCTGACTTCTTAAATGAGGAAACAGGAGAAGGAGGAGAAGAGTTATGCCGCTGTATAACAGGTTGAGCTATATCAATACCGAGGTACTCTGATGGGTTAAGTTGATCGAGTATAGGAAAAATTAAATTGCCATCTCCGCACCCAAGGTCGAGAATGCTTTCGCACCTTGATGCCTTAAACTCTCTAATTAGAATAGATCTCTTAAATTCGGCCTCATCACCATATGAACCGGCACCAGAGTCTCCCCCAGATGAATACCTGTTAGACCAATAATCATTCTCGTTATACATAATACTCCTAACGGGACGGGGTCCAGCACGGCGTGCCCACCACTGCCTCCGTAACTTTGTATTGGTGATCAGGTGCTTGAGTGGGACAAGTCCTGGCGGAAGAACAATACAATGAACACGGTAAAGCTGGATACCCCTAAATAAAAAAAGGGAGCCAAGAAAACTTGACCCCCTCTTAAATCACCAGACGAACCTATTAGGCGGTGATGTTGACCACTGCGAACAGGTTTGGTCGGATTGTCGCGTTTGCATAGCGAGTCATGACACCCATGTCTACACATGCAGTACGAGGATCTCGGAATACACCAAGGTCACTTACTGGAATGTAAGTAGCGTGGATGTGACCAATTTCCTGTGGATTGTCAGACTTAACGCCCAACAACAAAGTGTTGGCAGGCATGAAGCGCATTTTCCAGATGTCATATCGGTGGTTAGCTACGCCAAACTTGTTGCTGTAAGCATCGATATCGCCACGCACAGAATCAGTTCGGTCAGCGCCAGCACTAGTGATGCTGAAGGCTTGGAGTTGCTCAAGGAACAACAGTCCGTCAGGATCGCCAGCAATCCAGTTAGCGCCACGGAAACCATCAGCAGACTTAAAGATGTCGTTGTCTGCAGTTTGGATTGCATCATAAAGAGTCTCTTGGTGAATCTTTGGATCCAATGAAGCGTAAACGCCCTGAGGAGTCTGTGACCAGCCAACAGTGTTATTAGTGTTTGCGATAAGCTGATCAATAACTTCGCCCTGCATCTCACGTCGGAGCTCAGTAGCCATGAAGTTACGAAGTCGATCAGACAAAGAGTCGCCGTACTGGCTCTCAAGATCTTGTTCAGCCTGAACTGTGTATCGAGCCTGAAGTCGCTTACACTCCGCAGTGATGGTTGAAGCAGTCAAAGAAAAGTCAACGCCAGCACCGTCATTGCAAGAGCTTTGGGGCGTTTCACCAGGGCAGTCCGCATAGTTTGGATCAAGACCAGTGTTGAAGTCAGTGTCAGGTCCGTAGACTCCTTGGTCCGCCTGCTGGTATCCCATGGTGTGAACGAAAGCAGTTGGACCGTCCATTGTTCGCACGTCCACAAGCTGATCAATTACGATCTGCTCGAAAACCATGTCCACCATCGCAAGAGACTGCTTGGTGAAAGTAGCGATGTCGTCAGGAACGATGTTCTCCGTAAGAGTAGAAGGAAAAATCCCTCGGTCAGCCTTGAATACGCTGGCAATGTTGCCGCGCCGAGCTGTCTCTTGGATGAATCGGTACTGACGCTCCATTGCAGAAGCAACAACTTTCTGCTTCTCAGGACGCTTTGCGCTGATGTACTCACCCCATTTCTCTACGAGCGTAGGGGCATTCTCGTTTAATGCTAAGATACTCATTTTATCCTCCGATTTATGCCCGGTTCTTGTTGATAAGGGCTAGTAATTGTTCATTAATATCATTTGTTAAAGGAGCTTCTGCTTCCGTTACTTCTTCAGCAGACTCAGTGACGAGATCGTCAGCAGCGTCAACAACCTCTTGAACCACTGGCGCAGCTACAGGAGCATTGGCTTCTTCGATCATTGAGAAAAGTCGAGACGCATGAACAGGAACAACCTCTGGTCCAGAGATTAATCCAGACTCAACGAGAGCGTTAAGCTCCTTGCGAACCAATCCAGAGAAACGCTTGCCGTCAACAGCCTCTTCAACCGAAATCGCCAGAGCATCACTAAGTTCTCGAGCAAGCTTTTCTTCGCGAAGAGACTGAACCTCTTCATTAAGAGTAGAGAGTTGCTCCTTAAGCTCACGGGTCTCCGCCTCACTCAGGTTGGTGCGAGCACGGCTCACATCCATTTGCTCACGAAGAGCAGAAACCTGCTCTGCAAGTTTATTCTCGGTTACAGCTTCTGGATCATCAAAGCTTACAGCTTCCACAATCTTCAGAAGAACCTCTTTCTGGGACTCATTTAGAGTCTCCAGTGGATCACTCTCAGCTTTGACAACAGTAGCCGCCGCTGGAGCTTCTTCCACGATCTCAGTATTCTGATCGCTCATTTCTAACTCCTCTACGGCTTCGACAGTCTCCTCTGACTCATCTTGCCGCTCACGTTTTACAAACGTTCCTGCACTAGGAACTCTAACTAAATCATATGTTTCAAGATCGAACTCATGAACAAGCTGCACAGTCCTACCCATGAATCCGGGATTAGCCTCAAGATACTGGCTGCCTTCATCAAGAGTGATTTTCTCAACAAGTCCGGTGCCACGCGAAGACGCGCCGATGTCCATGCCTGCACGATACAGGGTAAGAAGATCTCTACCTGCAGCAGTGTTGAGAAGTGCAAACACGCCCTCTGCCATAGCGGTGTTACCATCAACAACAGTGTCAACAGATACAAGGCGGGCAGCAACTTCGAATGTCGACCCGGACTCTGGGTGACCCAGCTCTCCATCAACAAACTCACCCGATTCAAGCCTCTCTTGAAGCCTAGCATTTTGCTCAACAAATTCCCGAACCTGGTAGATACGCCGATTCTTGTTAACAACACCCGCTCGGCCTAACTCAGACTGAACTGCGGCGATGTAGATGTCTGGGTCAAGACTCAGGGTCTCAACATCTTCGACTAAGCGAGAACATTGCTTGACAAACTTTTCTGTCAAACTGGTCCTCTGCACACAAACGTCTAATAAGTTTTGCTTTTCCATGACTGGTATCTTACCAGAGCAGCCATTACATTAAAACCTTAAATGTTTCAAGGGTTTACCGATAGGCTGGCTACCCATCAAGAAGACTGGACCAGGAGGGCACAACCACTGGACCGTTGCCGTTATCAAGGTTGAATTTCTGTCGATCTACCCATTTACCTTTTGACAAAAATGCTGTTTTCATAAACGATCCAACAGCCTGCTTTAGGATCGACGTCTTCTTTCTGGATGGGTTCACCTTCTCTATTGCATCAAGCATAGACTCAAGCCTATCTTTTTGCTTTTTATTGAGAGGTGCTCCGTCAAGAATGCCGGGTACTGGAATTGCCACCCCTACTTCCTTAGGGCTTTAAGTGCAAAGATGAGTGTAGATATCTCTTCTCTATCTCCTAGAGAGGCATTCTCTGCAATAAGGATCATCGAGTCCGCACGGCGCTCAAGCTTTGCGCGAACATTGGTGTCGCCCTTTCCTTGCTCTACATACGAAAGTATCTCGAGAGAAACTGTGGGGGCATCCTCTAAGACCTTGTGGTCGCACTCTTCCGAATTAGAAGACTCATCATAGCTTGACTGCTGCCTGTCTCTTCGATCATCGGATGAGTATTTATCCTCAAACTTGTCCTGCACCATCCTTAAAGAATAGAACATCTGACCGCCAGCCGTTTGAGGGTCTCGCTCTTGCCAATCCTGCAGCGCCTGACTGATCATAGACATAAGCATGTAGAATGAAGTCTTAGCGGGCTCACCATGCTCCGGCATCTTCTTTCCGGCTTCAATGATCTTGCCCATATCTTCAATGTACTTTGCGGCAACATCATCGTCGGAGATCTCCTTGGCCATGTAGAAGTGGAGCATGCCTCCAAGGGTATGCCGTAGTGCGACAAACCTCATGCCCCAGTTTGCCTCGTAAAGCTTTCCGTGTCCCTCATACTTGTATGCCCCGCCTTCGTAATTCTTCATAGATACTTCTTCCTTTTTTGAACTTAGTGGATGAGGACTTGGCAACAGGTCGTTGTCAGGCCCATTATATTTTGGATCATCTGGTTTTAAATTTTTAAGCATCTTTAGGAAAGCCCTTACCCTGCCGAACGCCCATTGAGCCCTGGTGACTCCTGGTCTATGCGAGGTGCTGAATGCGCCAGCGCCCCGAAGCCAAACCTTCTTAAGCATCGGCAACGTTGATATCTTCCTTTCGTCTCCACCCATAGCGTCGTTGTGGGCTTTCACTAAACGCTTCAGCGCAATGGTGGTCTGCTTGTTGAAGCTGGGGGCAGGAGACTTATCCGTACCCTTACCTGTATTCTTTCCGCCCTTTATCCTGTCCTCTGGTGGGGCAGGCGTACCCTTACCACCGTCACCCGCCGCCTCCCGCTTCGACTTGATCTTGTCCGACATGGACTGAATCCAGTCTCGTCCTTTTCCGTCGCCATTGTCACCCCATAGAAGCCACGCAGTATAGCCTGGTGTTGGAGGGTCAGACCAGTCTCTGCCTTTCGTTAGATTCCTGTCGTCGTCATGCCTCGCCAGCCATGCCGCTGCACGCACAATCTTATCGTCAGACCAGGACCCGGACTTTACCGCATCGGACGCAGACCTGACCGTCGCAGGCTTCAGTCCGTCCCCACTAAAGCCATCCTTGTGCAGCTCGAGACCCTTCTTGAGGGCTGAGATTACATACGCTGGCAGCTTCTGATCTTCTGTGTAGCCAGAGGAGTACGCTGCAGTGCCTTGAGCAGACGCAAGGGCTCGTGCTGACTTCATGTCCTCAACATCACCAGGGTTAAAGGTATAGCACTTTCCAGAGTCGCCCCATTTGTAGCCAGGCTTTCCGTCGAGTTCACATGAGATAATAGGCATTTGATATTCTCCTTGGATACGGAGACATTATAACGCTTGAGAGGGAGAAGTGGAAGTGGGAAGGGGAGGGAGAAGGGAGACCCCCCACCAAGAGGGGGACTCCTTTCAGTTCTTTACTACAGGATGGACCAACAAAGAGCATCGCTGCTCTCGCTGTCGCTTATCATAGCAGCACTCAGATGAAGAGTAACTGATTGACGAGCCTGATCTAAATCAACATAGTCTGCTCCGTCGATAGTCATTCGACCACCACCAGTAACAGTTCCGCCATTGATTCTAATCTTGTATCCGGATGCCAGACCCTGAACCTTAAAGGTAACAGTTGCACCTCGCTCTGCAGCGGTAATAGACGTTGGAAGATTGAGGGATACATCCGAAGAAATAGAGCCCAGGTCGTAAATATACGCACCTTCCAAAGAAGAGATTGAAGATGGAAGCGAGGCGGTGCCATTCAAAAGCCCTGTTGAGCTCTTGACTAATGGACCATCGAGATCGTAGCCCGTAGGAGTAACGAAAGAGCCAGTGCTTCCATCGTTCTTGTAAAAGCCAGTACCAGAGCTGAAAGTAATTTCACCGTCAGCATTAATTAACGGCATAAGCCCCTGGTCAAACGATCCTGAACTTACTGATGAATCAAAGCCTACGAAGACGTTATCGCCCGAAACGGTTGAAGAGCTCGCCTTCTTAGCGACACCTTCAGCAGTGGTGCTCGCAGTTGCCACAGCGATTTCAAGCTGGTTAGAGCCGTTAACGTTTGTGGTCAGGATGGTCCCGTCACCTACAACAGCAATAGAACCAGAGGTCGTGACTGCCGTAGTCGTATCACCATCATCGTCGGCAAGAGAGATGCTTGTAACCGTACCCTGATTACCTGCTGTTCCCGCAATAATCTCACCTGATGAGTTAATCGCTAAAAGGCTATCAGCAGCAAGGCTCGCAGAAGCACTAACCTTAAGCATCTTGCCTTGTGCAGACGATCCCACGCCAGTAGCCAAACTTTGGTTTGCAGCATTCCCAAAAGCGCCTGCAGAGATAAAGCCATCCCCGCCACCAATGCTGAACGAGCCTGAGTTATAAAGATACTGGAGGTTGTTGCTTGGGTCAGACACCGTAACTGTGTAAGTCGGAGTTCCAGCGCCATCGCTTGAAACGCTCACAACGGTGAAGTCATATCCGCTGCTATTCATCACCTGACCGGCTTGGACTGAAGAGACGTTTGTTTGCGTCTTGACGGTGTCTGCACTTGGGTCAATGGCGTTGGATGAGATGAACTGACCAGAGCTAACAGCGGTCCAGCTGACAGCCTTGACAAGATCGCCCGCGCTTAATGCGCCTACGATCTCAGCAACCTTTCCTGCAGCAATACCCGTATCCAAGCTGATGAAGCCACTTGAAGCAGTAAAGTAAGCAGAATCAAATGCCGCCACACCTCTATTACTGGAGCTTACGCTGCTTGAGCTTGAGGCGGTCGAAGCGTTACCGATGATTGTCTCAAGATCGCCTGCATCTAAGCCTTTATTTTCAACGCTACTGCTCTGGGCTGAGTACGAAAAGCTGTACCCTGATGAACCTACAGTGTCACCAACAGCTAGGTTGCTAATGAAGCCCGAAGAGATGCTTACCTTCCAAGACGAGGCGGAGCTATCTATCGAAAGAATTGTACCAGCAACGTTTCCGTAAGAACCTGTCGCGCTAAATGTGGCTCCTGCATATAAGTAGTTGAAGTTGGCATTGCTGCTGAACTCCATTACCGGAACAGATAATCTACCCAGAACTTCGTTTGTACTTAAGGCATCATCAAGCTTAACGATATCACCAGCAGCCACACCAGTGTCTTCTACTGCTGCTGTGCCAAGACCCAAAGAAGTTCGAACAGTAGCACCAGACTCAGCAACGATGTCGCCATTGGCATCACCAACAAGGAATGTGCCGTCTGCAATCGTTAAACCAGCGATGTCGTCAAGGAGAGCATTCTGAGCTTGAGCTCCCAAGTTCGTGCGCGCCGTAGCAGCGTCCGAGGCACCTGTACCACCATCGGCTACAGCGATGTCGGTAATGCCTGTAATACTGCCACCAGTGATAGACACAGCGTCAGAGTCTTGAGTAGCGATTGTGCCTGCACCAATTACGGTACGAGCAGCAGAAGCATCAGCAGCAGTGATAAGACCAACCATTGGTGCAGTGCTAGAACCTGTACCGCCACTAGCAACTGGAAGCGTGCCACTTACGTCTGAACCTAAATCAACAGAGCTTTGAGTCGCAAGCGAGCCAAGACCCAAGTTTGTTCTAGCAGAGCTCGCACTATCGAGATCGCTCAGATTGTTGGTCTTAAGCAACGCGCCAGTAGCATTAGCAGCAACAACCCAACCAGCTGATGGGGTCGTTCGATAGATCATGGTGTTGCCAGCGTTATTAGAACCACCCTCGATGAATACGTGAGCACCTGCAGTAGGAGCGCCAGTATCTGGAGAAGTAGAGTCCCATGCCGAACCGTTCCACTCTACGATGTTGTTCGAGAGCGAGGACCACGCGCCACTACCACTAGCACCTACAAGATAGCGGTCTCCTGTAGAAGGAGTTGAAGGGGGAGCGTCCTGTTGAGTAAGGACAGAAGCAAACCACTCGCCGCCGCCTGCCGCTACAGCATCAAGAACATACTGCTTATTGGCTAATGCGTTGCTTGCAGTAGCAGTTGACCCGTCAAATAACGAGCCTTTAATGTCGAAGTCATGAACTCCAAATAATCCGAAAGACATCAAATACCTCCATTAGGAAATGATATAATAGTTAGTGCCGTCAGAAACCAATGTGACGGCGGAAAAGTCATTATTGAGATCTATATAAGTCTCATCGTCAATCCGTCCCGTAGAAACCAAAACCCGGACACGGTTAACGTCAGCACCCGCTGTATTCTTAATATAATACATCACCCCAGTTGAAAGAGATGGAGCAGGTAGATTTACACTAACCAGCCCAGCCGTACTGTCAACTAGGAGCGCAGTTTCAGAGGTTGGGAGATTATATGGACTATCAGCCGAAGTGATGCTGACAATCGACACGGTTCCACCGCCCCCTCCTCCTCCTCCTCCGCCTCGGAAGGAGCCCCTAAACATTACTTAACTCGCTGGAGGAACGTCGTACCAAAGTTCCATCTGAACTTCCGGTGTACCGCTCTCCGCTTTCAGAAAGAATCTGGTTACGTTGGGATGGCTGCTACATCTGAGCTCCACGCTTGGACCATTAGGGATTACAACATTGTATGCATCGGCCGGTGTTGGGCTTCCTGCAGAAACATAAAATGCAACTCGAACTCTCTCTGCTGCAGTGGTTGAATTATTCAACAATGCTACAGACTTAAGAAGCCCTCTCTGATCCCCATCAGGGTCCTGAGCAATTCCGTCCGCTGCACCAGCATAGGCTGCAGTACGAAGATCGATCTCAGTGTACGATGCGCTGCTAACCGTAATGGTTCTAAGCAGCCTGTTTGCGCCTGGCTCATCTGTTGTCGGGATATGCCCGCGCCAGTATGTCGCTAATGATGGTAGTGCCATTGTTCCTCCGATGCTTTCAAATTATCATTTGGTTTGTTGTGTTTATACCCATTGAGAAAATTATAATTCCTCTGAGAACTTTAATCCCTTAATCTGCATTACTGCAGCAGGAGTACATTCTGTTTGATTCTTAATCTCGGATGGCGATCCTGTGAAGGACCCTGCTCCGCCTTGGCTATTGGCTATCTCACGCTGCCATGTGTAAGCAACATTCTGAGCTCCGTCGTATCCAGTAAGCCTAGCAACGCAAAGCCCGTGTGGGTTAGATAGGGAAGGCTTCAGGTCTGCGATGGCGCTCATCTCTCTAGGGGTCAGGTTTATCGTTGTCCCAGATAAGGTCTGCATATTATTTCCATCGAAGCCAAGTGCAAGAACATCCCCGTTAATTCCAATAGATAAAACCCTCTCAATGAGCTCCTGCCATGAAAGCTTCTGGATCTCTTGAGCCTGCGCTGGATTGACCCAGTGGTCGTCAATGTTTCCGTACCCTCTACGTGGGTTCATCGTGGACGTGTTCTGAGCATTAGAGACAATGTCCAGTTCCGCCGAAGGTCTAGGCTCATAAGACACGTCCCAAGATTTCCTTGGCTTATGGTTTCTCCTGGATTTTCTCCTGCCGCTCAGAGAGTCAAATAGAGAGCTTCCCGACTCCATATTGTAAGAGTAAGAGAGGCTAAAGTCTGGATTAGATAAATCGAGACGCTGTCCACATATAGAGACCCCGAGTTTTAGAAAGTCATCTGAATGGTCCCCGCCGCTCAAGGTTATTCGCATGTACCGATACCTGGTACCCCTCTTTAGAGAGCTCGATCCAAGTGAGTCGAAGAAATCGGGAGTGTTGGCTGCGACCCTGTCGCTGATGATCGTCATGGAACCCGGAGTCAGCTTTCCTGCACTTGAAGCTTCAGAATCATCGGTACGGAAAACGTCTGTGATGCTTCTATCAAGAGTAAGGTAGTCGGTACCATTATCAACAATCTTGTAGTAGTAGGAATACTTTACGTCTGAATTTGACCGCAGTTCTGATGGCGAGAAATCCTCATAAGAAAACAATGTCGGGCTGGCGCTCTTATCCACCACCAGTAGGTAAAAGTTCTCATTCGACTGAGATTTAAATTGGCCTGGTCTAAATGGAGCGTACCGTGGATTCATATCGGGCGTCGATAGGTCTGTCTTGAAAACAACAGTGGTCGGATTACTCGAATCCATGAACCAACGGATTCTTGAGTCGGGGATTCCGTCTTCAATATTCTCCCTTAGCCCCCTGTACTGAAAGTACATCAAGTATGTTGGCTTAAAGAAAATTCTTGGCTGTACGTCGTAATAGTCCTGCCAAGCAGACCCATCATAAATACGCAGTCCGACACCAGCGTCTCTTGCGGTATAGCCTGGGAGCACATTCACAAAAGACCACCCAAAGCCTGACCAGTTTGCAATTTTACCTGCCTGCCCAGACCACGCCCCCGTTGGAGAAGTTCCGACAAGATACTTGTCATTTAAGGACGGGTTTGATGGAGGCGTATTCAGTTCAAGGAGAGAGTTCGCCCAATAATTAAAAAGCAGTGAGTTTGTGTGACCCGGAGAGCAAAACAGCATGGTCAATTCTGGTTGCGAGGCGGTTCCATAGGTTCCAAAAGATGGGCTATCGTTAAAGTCAATAATCGCAGACCCTGTGTTTATCCCAAAAAGGGATACTGATTCTGGGTTTATTGAGTTGCTGCCCGCATCATAAATGATCTCGTAACTAGGCACTCGAGCCGTTTGAACATTGTCGACACCACTCTCCGATGGAACGGAGAAGGTTATCTCTTCTGTAGGGCTCCTCCACCCATCCTTCACTGGGGCATCAAGTGCAGCCAACGCTGGAAAGGTGGACTTACCTTCATAGGAAAAGGTGTCTTGACCAGTTGAACGCCCTCGAAACGAAAGCTCAATTCCGTTATCTATCATCTGCGGAAAAGTGGAGCATCTAGCAGGAGACATTGGAGACATCTGACCAGCATTATAAAGCCTCAAGAAATCCATTGCTGGCTCCTTGGGTACATGCAGGTCCTCCCTAAATTCAAAGAGACCAGAATCAAGCTCACCCTCTTCATAGTCTATGGCAAAACAAGGCTCTGCGTTTAAGAAAGACCGAGAAAACTGTACAGACTGAAATGAGACCCTAACCCCGCTAGTATCAATAGTGGTATCGTAAACCCCGTACCCTACGTACTCAGCAGCAGTGCTGCTTGCCACATTGTTTCCAAAGGGATCTAAATCCTTAGAAGCAACTGGCGACATGCTGGCTGCACTAGGGCTGGAGAAGTCCTGTAGAAAACCAGGATCAGAATATCTATTCCATGGACGAGCATAAAGAAACGGAGTGTAGTTATCCGTAAGACTGGTGGAGGATACTGGCTTAACCCCCCACACCACCTCATAAAAAGGAACCTTCTCGCTTAGATTGGATCCTGTTCCATTGTCGGAAAAAACGAGCTCATCACCAACTGGCGAGTACTCTGTGGCAGATCCGTTGTAATATATTTCCATGAGCCGAAGGTAGACACTAGAGCCCACCCTGGAGATGCATAGCCCCATAGAAAGAAAGTTGCCCGATGCTCGGCTTCCGTCACCCGTGTCTCGAAGAAATACTTGGGATGAGCATCTTAGCCCGTAATCAAGAGTGCCCCCGGTGGTAACTGAATTGCTATTTCTCCTATTGCCGCCCGACTGAATCTGGAAAACGGATCTTTGAACAAAGCTTAAAGCATTCCTCGTAGCCGGATATGTCGATTTAAGGGCTTCCCCGTCCGTATTCGGGAAGGTGAACTTTCCGTATACCTCATTCTGATTATAATCTTTGTCAAAGGAATAGTTAACATACTGGTTTGCGCCGAGATTTAGCTCCCACTTGGTTGCATAAGAAACTCCAGACTCAGCATCTTCCTCTATTGACCCGTTAGCGCCCGCGCTTGCAGACCTCTGCCACCCCCAGTACTGCGGATTCTTTGCCCCCATCAATGACACCTGATAAGAGTTTGCGCCAAAGACCATTCCGTTTTGATAGTCGGAGGCAGTGATCAAGTCTGGTGCCCTTGTTACAGAATAAGGATACGAATCATAGATATTATCAGTCACAGCGCCGTCAACGGATTGTAGGTTGAACCTAACCTTCCCGTCCGCCTGATTTGGCACAACACTTGTTATCCTAAATGTTGGTCCTTGCTCCCAGTGGTGGTTCACGATAATCGTGAAAGTGATAAACCTGTCGAATCCTGCAACATTTAAATTCGCAGCCTCACTTTTATACCAGACATCAACATGGGAGTTTCCCACAGAGTTCTGAGTACCCTGAAATGGCTGATCATCAAACAGTATCCCAGTAAAGAGTTCCAGATTTTGAGTAACTGGACCCTCATCGTATTTTAACTCATTGAGTCGCCCGGCCACGTCGTAAGCTGCATCATACCTACGGATCTCAGTAGGAAGGTTTACTCTGAGTGGCTGCATAGAGTCTGAGAATAAAACATTGACCGATCTAGTCAAAATGCTTTTGTCTACATTTCTTTGCTGGAGGTATTCACTTGATCCTGGACTATCAGATACGCCTGTCTCGAACCCTTCGCACACAGCGGTCACAATTTCCCCCTGGTGTAAGCATGTGGATATATCTATGGGACCACTTACAACTATGGGCCCTCCCCCGAACCTTTTGTAGACAAGAGTTTCTTCGCCAAAGTTTCTTATCCCAGCAAAATATAAAGCCCCCAGATACCCTCTGTCATGCGGAGCCGTGTTCCTATAGTTTGGGGATATGCCCGACGTGGCCGTTTTATAGGCGTACTCAAGATAATCTAATAAAGGAGGCGCATCGGAATAAGGGTTATCCCTTCGCCCGCCAAAGTATGGTACAGCCATGCCGAATCTAGATATCGCAGCCTCCACAGGCTGGACAGTAGAATATATCTGGGCAGGCAGGCTGGGGGCTATTTCAATACCTGTTGATCCAAAAGAGATATCATCAACGCTCAACGCTCTCTGATAAACATGGCAACCCTGACTATTGCCGGGACCGCCAAGATTTAGAGTAACCAGTGAAACAAGATACCCGCCCTCTGGCGTTAGGCATATGGACCCGCTTAAAGGATATATGCTCTCATCGATATGAACAGCGTAAGTAGATGGGTATGTTCCTGTGTAAGATATCTGTCCGTATAGAGGATAATAGCTGCCGCCTCCAAGCCTCTTTTCGGAAGACCACTGCTGTCCGTCCATAGTCACAAATATAGAAATGACGCTCTGCTTAATGGGATCTGAGTCCGAAGGTGTCGCACTACTATATCCACGATCCCCAATAGGGTTAGCCGTAAGAAGTATTACCATCTTTCCGGATGGGTCGATAACGGAATCAAGGGAGCAAAACTGCTGATACTCGTAATCCGAGCCGAACTGAAGATCCATTATCTCCGTAGCGCCAAATGTGACACCCCTGTCGTCGCTAATTAGGCTCACCAACTTGTCGGAGAACGCAATCACCACTACGAGCCTACCGCTTGCAAGCGCCTCTGCGGTCATGGCCAGCGGTATCGTCTGATTATTTAAGTTTGATACGTCGGTAATTTCGTCATTAGAGAAGAACCCGTCATACTTATTCAGCCCAACACTCGACCGTCTCTCAATCTTAGATCCATCAGAAACCCCTGAAGAAAATCCGGAATAAGAATCAAGTGTAGACTTAATCTCATCTACATGAAGATAAGATGAATTGTTGACCGCGTCACTAGCGTCCCCAAGGTACCCACAAGAAATAAGTAAAACCTCTTCCGTATCCTGGAACTGAACTAGAGATATTCCAGTCGCGCCAAAATCCGCATCATTCGAAAGAGGATACTGATCATTCTCTTCGCTCCAGTACTTGTCTTGATTGAGGCTTAGCCTAAGCTTAACATTGTGAGAACTGTTGATAGACGGACCGTTTGCGTATCGAGGCACATAGTAAACATCAGCATCACCAAGAGTCCATGAGACGCCTTCAGTCTTATCCTCGAGCACAAACGTCTCGTTTACTGCGTCAACTTCAACTATCTTGTAGTAAGTCGAAGTGCTGCCTTGGTGAGCAACAAGTTGATTTACCTGTATGAAGGACGCATCCCATCCTGAATTGACGGTGACGGTCCTTGTCGTACTATTATATCCTGAGGTTGTAAAGGAGTGGGCGCTTGAGGCAAGCGATGAATCCAGAAGGCTACTAGAAAAAGACCACATCCAGGGGGGTGAGTATGAGTCTAGGTACGCAGATAGAAGATTGCCATTCTTTAGGCTCAGAAGTTGAGGTCTAGTGTAGCATTGAGCCTTAGCCGACGCAGCATCATCGTAAGCCAAGGTGAATGGAACCTTGCTAAAGTAGTTAGGGGTCGTCCGAAACTGGTAGCTGGCTTCAGAGTCTAACTTATACGAAAACCGACTTCTGCTAGAAGCCCCGTCTGTCTGTATCAATCCTGTTCCAGAGGTCTTTCTGGGGCTTATGCCTGCCTCATACGAATAAGTAGACGCATTTTCGGTGTCCTCTTCGTAAGTCGGATTAACTGACCCGGTTGCGACAATTGAGACATCGCCACTAGATCCAATACTCTTTGACACCGAAGGCTCAAGTGCCCCCTCACCATACATCTCAGTCTTCGTTGACTGATTAACACCCGATACTGTAGGCGGTGTCGTTACGGACTTCACCGACTCGACCTCCGAAGACTTTAAGTTCTTATCCTGAAGTATCGCGTATCTTCTATTGTATGATGACATATTTAGCCTCTAAGTTTATGACTGCCGGATCAGCGGTGCTCCACCTATACCACGAAAACCCATAAGGTTTTGAGAGGAAGACTTGGAGCCTGGACCAGCAACACTTATCGAACCAATCAAGAAGGGGAGCAAGGCTGCGGCAGCTTGACCGAGACCGTTCGCATTCGGATTGATTCCAACATTTACATTTAAATTAGGTGCAACACCCGCACCAGAATTTATCGCATCTATGGCTGAAGGTCCACCGATATTGGATACAGCCGATCTATTGAGAACAGCTTCACCGGTTTGAAGTAGAGCAGGTACATCGTCAGACATTGAAGCCCTGAAGTTTCTTCGAAGAGTGTCTCCAACCATGCCGCCATCCAGAAATCCCTGAACCCCCGCTGCTCTGTATCGACTTGCAAGGGGCTTGTTCTTCATTCCGGATGTGACGTTACCACCATCGTGAAAAATTGCGCCCAAAATGCTCCCTAATGCCCCGCCTGCAATAGCCCCCACCTTAGCGCCCGGAACTCCGCCAAAGATAGCCCCGAGTCCCGCACCAATGGCTGCACCACCCGTGAGACCTGCCGTCACCTTTCCGCCTTCTCCAGTAGTCAGGTCTTCGAATATCCTCGCGATACCAGATGATAGTGACTTCAGAATTCCGATTGTTATCGCTTCACCTATGCCACGGAAGACCCCAAGAAGTATTCCCGGAAGACCCCTGATTAACGCGAACAGTCCTCGAGCAAGCGCCTCTATAAGCCTTGGGATCAACCTGATTACTGCGGCAATGATATCCGGTAACGCATCCACAACTTCTTGAACCAGAATCTCAAAGAACTGAGGAAAGTATTCTCCGAAAGCATCGAGTGCTTCTACGAGACCCTTAACCAGGAGAGGGAATACCTCTGGCAGTTTCTCTGTTACAGTCTGGAAGAACTGAGTCACGAGGGGTCCGAGTTGCTCTGCGATATTAAGTGCAGCCTGAACAGACCTATTGATCTCTTCTTCAAGTCTCTCTGCTGCACTCTGTGGCTCATCGCCCTGCTGGCTCCTGAGTAATGCAGCGAGAGCAGCCTGCTCCTGTGCAATCTGGTCATTGGATGCACCGCTTCTTTGTAGTTGAGCAAGAGTAGCCCTCTGAAGCTCGAGTGCTTCCTTCCTGTCTCTCCTGTCCTCTTCCTCCGGAGTATCTGCAAGGACGCCCACGGCTGCCCCTAGAGACCCAAGAAGCCTTCCAATAGGTGCAGATATCGCGGTACCGATTGGTGTAAGGATGTCGCCGATGGTTTTAACGAACAGGTTCGCGACCATAAGGACGCCTTCGCCAGTTACTCGAACAAAGAGATTTGCTGCTCCAACAATCCCGCCGGCAACACCCCGTATGAATCCGCTCTCACTCTCCAGGTTCAGCGAGAATAAATCGCCAAGCTTAGCGTCGATCAGGTCTCTGCCAGCCTGGAATACTGCAGGAAGCTCTGCCACTGCAGATCCAATCGCGCCCGATATCTTTGCACCAAAACTAAAGCTAAGGTCGCCCAGTGCT